GATACAACGGAAGCTGATATGCAATCAAACTTATCTGCACAAATCGAAAGTCAAAAAGCACCAGAACTTACTTCAAAGACTAAAGACTGGTAGTAATATCAGTCTTTAGAGATTATTTATGAGTTTAGGATTTGACGCAATATCAGCATTACCATTTGCAGCAACAGGATTAGATAATAATGTAAATGTAAATGTATCAGCTAACCAATTAACTATTACAATTGGTAGTGTAGGTATTATCGCAGATTCAGTCGTAGAAAATTTAACTGGAAATCAAGTTTCATTAGGTACAGGTACTTTAAGTATTACTGGTACGGCTAATATCGGTCCTCTTACAGGATCTCAAGTATCATTAGGTTTAGGAACTTTTGTAGTTACCGCAGATGCTAATACATCTGTAACTGGAAACGCATTGACGTTAGCGACAGGAAATGTTACAGTAACAGGTACTGCGAATGTACTTCCAACAGGTTCTAGTTTAACTGTAAGTAGTGGGGAACCGGGAGTAATTACGTGGAACGATATAATACCAGGAGCAAACATGGTTTGGACACCAATAAAACCTTATTAATATGGCATCAACTTTTTCAACAGATTTATCATTAGAACTAGTCACTACAGGTGAAAAGGCTGGTCTATGGGGAACAATCACTAATACTAATTTACAATTATTACAAACCGCAGCGTCGGGTTATGCAGAAGTAACTTTAAGCTCCGGTACAACTACATTAAGTTTGGCCGACGGATCGGCGAGCGCGAATGGTAAAAATATTTACATTAAACTTACGGGAACTTTATCTGGTAATGCTAGTTTAGCAATGCCTGCATCTACAACAGGTGGAAATGCAAACAGAGTATTTTTTGTAGAAGATGCAACTGTTAGAGGAACTGCAGCACAAAGTTTTACAGTAACATTATTAACTACTGGTCAAAGTGCAAGCACACAAGTACCTCTTCCAGAAGGTGCAAAAGTTTTAGTTTATTCTAGAGGTAGCGTTCCTGCTACTACATTATCAATGATGGAAAAAGGGTTTACTACAGTAACTGCAGCTAGTAAAACTTCATACACAGCAGTGGCTGGAGATCAAATTGGAGTAGATACAGTTGCTAACCAAGTAACTATAACACTGCCGGCAACACCTGCAACAGGTGATGAAGTAACTATAATGGATGTATCTGCATCCAATGGTTTTGCAACAAACAAATGTATTGTAGGTAGAAACGGATCAAATATTCAAGGTGGTACATCTGATTTAGATTTAACTGCAAACAATCAATGTGTAACTTTAATATTTACTACTGCTACAAAAGGCTGGCAAATAAAAACTAACAGTACATCATAGGAGTAAAGGATGCTTACGAAAATTAAGTTTGCTCCAGGGATTGACAAGCAAGACACTGCTGTTGGGGCCGAAGGTCGTTGGGTTGACTCTGATAATGTTAGATTTAGATATGGACTTCCAGAAAAAGTAGGAGGGTGGCAATCTTTACTTAACGATTCTATTGTTGGTGTTGCTAGAAAACAACACGCATTTGTAGATAAAGAAGGTAATAGATACGTTGCAATAGGAACAGATAAGTTTTTACTTATTTATTTTGAAGGACAACTACATGATGTTACTCCTATAAAAGCTACTCTTTCAAGTGTTACAATGTCTGCTACCGATGCATCTAAACAAGTTTCTTTAACATTTTCTTCAGCACATAATTTACAATCAGGGGATATTATTTTATTAGATAATGTAACGGTACCTGCTGGTATAGGTTTAACTAATTCTGCTTTTGAAGATAAATTATTTCAAGTAACAAGAGTTACATCAAACTTAATTGCAATCATTACTGGTACACAAACTACAACAGGTGCAGCCACGGGTGGAGCATGTGATATAATTCCTTATGAGCCTGTTGGTCCCGCCGCACAATCTTATGGTTATGGCTTTGGTATTGGTCAGTATGGTGGAACGGTTCAAGGTTCTGTTACAACAACTTTAAATGGTGCATTACTTGCAGATACTAATGGTACTGGTGGAACAGGGTCAACAATTAATGTTGTATCAAATTCAGGGTTTCCAACAGCAGGAACCATAGCAATTCAAAATGAATTAATTACTTATACAGGAAAAGGTACAAACACTTTAACAGGTATTACTAGAGGTGCTTTTGGAACTGCAACTACTGGTACATCAAATGGTCAAGCTCACTCAAGTGGCGAAATAGTTACTAACGCAACTGATTGGGGTGGATGGGGTGATGCAGTTGATGCTGGAACAATTACACTAGAACCTGGACTTTGGTCATTGAGTAATTTTGGTGATGTATTAGTTGCAACTATTGCAAACGGTAAAACTTTTACATGGAATTCTGATATTACAGCAAGACTGACAACAAGAGCATCTACAACAACATCAGGATTTTCTACAACAAATAACCCAACAGCTACAAGAGTAACTTTAATTTCACCAACCACACGTCACTTAATTCATTTAGGAACCGAAACTACAATTGGAACTGCAACCACTCAAGATGATATGTTTATAAGATTCTCTGAAGATGAAAATATTAATGGTTACACACCTCAAGCAACTAATACAGCCGGTACTCAAAGAATACAAGATGGTACAAAAATTATGGGAGCTCTAGTTGCAAAAGAAAATATTTTAATCTGGACTGATAACGCACTTTATACAATGAAATTTGTAGGTGCACCTTTTACATTTGGCTTCGAACAGGTTGGTACTAACTGTGGATTAATTGGTAAAAATGCAGCAATTGAAATTGATGGTGTTGCTTATTGGATGGGTAATAATGGTTTCTTCTCTTTTGATGGTACGGTCAATACACTTCCTTGTAGTGTGGAAGATTATATTTATGACGATATTGATACAACAAAAGGACAACAAGTTTGTGCCGGTATCAATAATCTATTTACAGAAGTAACTTGGTGGTATCCAACAAATGGATCTGATTTTAATAATAGATATGTAGTTTATAATTATGGACAAAATAATGCACAATTACCTATGGGTAATTGGTATACAGGAACCAATACTAATTCAATTAGAACTACTTGGGTTGATTCATTAGTATATCCAAGACCTTATGCTACTGCATATAATAGTTCTAATGATGGAAGTTTCCCTGAAGTTATAGGTCAAGATGGTTTAGGCCAAACAGTATTATTCGAACACGAAACGGGGACCGATCAAGTTAATCCAAATGGTAGTGTAACTACCTTAACATCTTTCATACAATCATTTAGTTTTTCTTTACAACCTGATCAAGCAGAAGTATTTTTAGCAATGAGAAGATTCTTACCAAATTTTAAAGTATTAAATGGTAATAATCAAATTACCTTGTCTATTAAAGATTACCCTTCACAAGATGACATTGAGACTTCATTAAGTCCTTTTATAATTAATTCATCTACTTTAAAAGTTGACACTAGGGCAAGAGGTAGATATGCAAATATAAAAATAGAAAACACCGGTGTAGGNGAGTCTTGGAGATTTGGTACATTTCAAGTTGATATACAACCAGATGGAAGGAGAGGTTAATGACTAAAGTCGTAGTAAGATTACCAGAACCTAAAAGAGAATATAGTGAGGATAATCAAAGACAAATTAACAGAGCATTAACTACAATTATTGAACAGTTAAACTCTACATACTTAACACAATTAAAAGAAGATCAAGAACGATATACTTGGTTAGGATTAGGATAATGGCAAATATATATAAGAACCAAAAACAAGATTTAACAACTACAGATATTACAACTTTATACACTGTACCTTCTAATTCTAGAGCAATTGTAAAATCTATTTTAGTTTGTGATGATAGTAATAATGGAAGTACAATTACACTAACACTAACNGATGCATCTGGTAATGTGTTTGTATTGTTTGATGTAAAAACTATAGCTGGTCACGCAACAGAACAATTATTAACAGAACCGTTAATTTTACAAGAAAGTGAAATATTAAAAGTAACCGCTGCAGATGCAAATAGATTGCACGTTGTAGCATCAATATTAGAAATAAACAGGGAGGACAGATAATGTCATTTATAGAAACAGAAGCTTCCGTTAGGTATGAAATAATTAATGGTCAAAGAGTACCAGTAATTACACCTAAATGTGAGGTAACATTAACTAACACAGAAACAGGTAAAGAATACATGTCAGATGCAGAGGCTTTAGCAGATGTACAAAATGCAAGTACACCTACAAAAGCAGAACATATACGAAGAGATGTAAATGTGACTGTAGAAGAGATAAATATAGGTGCTGCTTTAAATATCAGCGATTGACGGATGTTTAAAAACCTTGTAAATTGTGATACACTCGCCTATTTACAAGTTTGGCAAACTTGCAGTTAACAAGCATTATAAAGAGAAACTATGGGATTTTTAAAAAAGATAACTAGACCTATTTCAAGAGTACTAGATAAGATAGTACCTAATGAAATCAAACCAGCATTACCATTTTTAGCTGCAGCCGCTCCGTTTTTGGCTCCAGGTATTATGGGTACTAGTATGCTACAAAGAGCTTTGGTATCAGGGGGTTTAAACCTTGGATCTCAATTAGCTCAAGAAGGAAGTGATGGAGACTTTAGTGCATTATCATTAGCTATGGCTTCTGGTATTGGTGCGTTATCCGCTCCAGGAAGTCAAATAAAAACAATGAATCCTTCGGAAGGTGTTATTACTAGTGGACAGCCGAGCGCAGCAGATTACTTTAGTGGAAAAGCAGCTGGTATGCAACCAGGATTTGCTAAAAGTGGTTTAGGTGCATTAGAAGGTACTTCAAATTATTTAGCAGG